TGCGCCTTCAGGGACTCGAACCCTGGACAAATAGATTAAGAGTCTACTGCTCTACCAACTGAGCTAAAGGCGCTTTTTTAAGTTTTTGTGTTTGCTGTTCGCTGAACACTTCGATATAATACAATACATACAAACATATGTCAACACTTTTTCAAAAAAAAATTTAAAATTTTTAAAAAACTCTTTCAGCCCTGTTTTTAAAGCTTTCGGCTGCTTACAATTTTCTATATGGTGGCAAGTTTTATTACTTTACTATATAATAGATGAGAGAAAATCTTATCTAAGGAGATCGTCATGGAATTTAGACAATTGGAAGCCTTTGTTGCTACTGCGGAACTGAAAAGTTTCTCACAGGCGGCAAAGTATTTATATTTATCACAGTCAACCGTAAGTTCACATATACAAAATCTTGAGGACGACCTTGGCAAGAAGCTGCTGCTTCGTACCACCAAATCAATTACTCTAACCTCAGAGGGAGAAGCTTTCCTTGCATATGCCAGAAAAATAGTGGAGACCAAAGATCAGGCAATACTCTCGTTACAACAGACAACCAAGAAATTGATACACCTTGGAGCCTCATCCATTCCGTCCACATATCTTTTGCCGCATATAATATCCGACTTCAGGCAAAAACATCCTGAGATACATTTCAGCATTTGGCAGGGTGGAAGCGATGAAATAGGGGAACTTTTGCAAAACGGCAGTGTGGACATAGCATTTACAGGCAAGGAAGTAAGTTCACCTATGTGTGAATCTATAAAGGTGTGCAGCGATCAACTTATGCTTGTCACACCTGCTACTGATGAATACCGCCGGCTCAAAGAAAGCAATGCAAAAATATCCGATATATTGAAACACCCTATGATACTTAGGGCAAACGGTTCAGGTACACAGTTTATTGCAAGTAAGCTGCTTGAAAGCCTCGGAATAAAAAAGACCGAACTCAATGTGGTTGTACAGACAAACGACCTTGAATCCATAAAGCATATGATAGTAGGCGGTGTAGGTATCAGTATATGTTCAAAATTTTCCATACAAAATCTTTTGGGTAGCGATCAGATAATTACCTATCCGCTTGAGAGTTCCAAAACCAGATATTTTTCACTGCACTGCATGAACTCCAAAAAGATAGTCCCTGAAATCAAGCTGTTCATAGATTATATACAGGAACTGATATCTGAGAAAAAATTTGAAAACAGTTGATAACATTAAAGACCGGCATATACCGGTCTTTATGCTTATTAGAATGTAAGTCTCATCTTATACCAGATAGTATCACCGTGATTTGACTGTGATATGCCCTCATCCTTATATCCGAATTCCTCATAGAATAATCTGAGTCCGTCTTTACAGGTAAGTACAATTCCCTTTCGTCCCCTTGCCCTACAGTCCTCTATTACCTTGTTCATTACTGCATTTGCAAGACCTTGACCTCTGTAAGATTTTTCAGTAACTACCGAAAATATCATCTGCCACTTTCCGTCTTTTTTGTGCATGGACGCATCATCATACATAATATCTGTCAAATCCTCTTCATCCGTGGCCATACCGTTTATAAAACTCTTTATAACGCCATCCTCTTCCAAAATCCAAAAGCACTCAGGAAAGCTCTCCATTCTCTTTTTTATACTTTCCTTGCTTGCCGCCTCAGCCTTCGGATAAGATGCCGCCTCTATCGTTGCCAGTCTATCCAAATCATCAGCATTTACATGTCTTATCATAAACCCTCCTTTAATTCATACAAAATCCTTGCACTTTTATCTTCCAAATATATTATACCAAGTTTTTTAAAGTTTTGCCTCTCTATGGCCCTTTGCATGGTTTTATTGTCCTCATGTGTATCTATCCTAAGCAAATTTACTTTACCCTTTGCAAAGTCCACTATCCGCTCTACAATACCTCTTTTACTGCCGTCACTTGCGACTCTGTGTATCACGCCGTACTTGTCGTTTGAAGGAAATTTTGCCTCATATTCTTTTTCAAATCCTATTGTAAATACAAAGCAGGCAAATATATTACCCTCATCCTCCATTACATAACATCTTTGATTTTTTATATCATCTTTTGTGAGAGATTTTTCAGGCCTGTCATCTCCCCATTGATTAGGATTGCCGTGGGCTTTCATATATGCTCTTGCGTACTCATATATCTCAAATATTCTGTTTGTATCTGAAGTATTCGCCAATCTGATATTCATCTATTCCTCCGGATTTTTTTATAAAAACAGGCATATCATAGCCCTGCTACAATATGCCTTATATATTTACGGTCCTACCGAAACCTTGATTCCAAGCTGTCCGTACGGCCACAGAATATCCATTACATTATCACTTACAGCAACACATCCAGCTGTAGGTATGCCCTTTTGATAGTTACCGTGAATCATTATTGCTCCGCCAAGTGCAGTATTCCACGGAGGACATACTTTCTTGTCAATCGCACTGTATATAGCATCTTTCTCGGCCTGAGAGATGATACCTGACTCAAATCCTCTGTCTGCTGCAGCCTTGTCCGGATAAGAAAGTCCGAGTGAAAGATGATATGCACTCTTGTCGTTTCTTACACAGATATAGTAATCACCGGTCGGAGTGGTTCTGTCTCCCTGCTTTTGTTTTGTTCCGTTGGCTGAAAACTCTCCAAGGCTGCAAGGCCACTTGCCTACCACCTTATTGTCGGCTATCAGTGTAAGTTCTTTGTTCATCTTACTTACATAAATTCTTGTAGACGGCTCACTCTGAACCGGTGTGTAATTGCTTGTACTGACCTTCCTCACCGAAGCTGCGTATGCACTGAAGCTCATCAAACCGATAAGCAATGATAAAATAAGCAATGCCACAAAACTTTTTCTCTTTTTCATAAAATTCCTTTCCTAAAAATTACTTTATAAACATCGCATCTCCTATGATGCAAATTATAATCAAATTTAATGCTTTGTATTTTACTTTTTAATATAGTAATAATATCATGCAGCTAATATACTAGTCAATCTACTTATCAATCATGGCATTTTTGGTATTTTAAAAAATCTTGCCATACTACTGCATCCATCAATTCCTGTCTCAAACAATTATTAAATAGAAAAACTGGAGTTGTATCTGGAAATCTTAGAGACATTCTATATTTCTGTTTATTGAACTCCGGACTAAATAGATGTTTTTTTATATGTATTCTGGCTAGATCACGTGCATCCATCTCTACTAACACCTCACATGTTTGCATCATTTTTGTTTTCATTCTTCGTATCTAAACATAAGCGCACATAAATGTGCAACTATTTTTCTCATTCCTCCTCTCTCTTTTTTAGCATTCCAGCTTTTATTAAGTCATATAAAATATCAATAGCTGTGCGGTGGTCTCGATATCTGCAGTTAGGCCTATCATGTATCCTTAAATCATCTTTTCGCCACTCTTCAACCATGAAACATTTTGGACTGACGAAAATAAACTTGCAGCCTCTCGCAACACATAAATAATAGCATTGCAAACCTTTAGGAAGTCCCCGGCACGGCTTAAATCCGAATTTTTCAAACTCTTTCATGTCTACGTTTGGTATTAACATTCATCCACCTCATCTAATCATCATCTTCCATAAACGCAAACAGTCGTTTAATTGGGATAGTATGTGTGCCATTTGCATAATGAACATGCCCTGGCTGTTTGTCGTAATCGGTTATTTCAAAATTTACCCAATCTTGTAAATTGTTTGGGTGCAAAATGTAAGAACTATAAGCATAGTCTGGTGCTCTATTGCGGGAACTATCGAATCTTGCACGTGTACAATCATCATAATAAACTGTTACAACTTCATCTCCAGATATTACTTGCACAAATATATCTTTTATTACTTTATCACCTGTATCAACTTCTGTGGCGCACCCATTAAAATCATAAATATTAAACTTCATTTATCCCTCCCATTCCGGACATATCATCTTATCATCTACAAAATCTCCGCACTGGTCGCTTCTTGAGCAAACGCACACTCCTGCATGTACAAAGTGCTCTTTATACCATTCGCAATTTTTACACGTTTTACTGCTATTCTTTTCCGCCTTAATCCTTCTCATCTGCCTTTTCAGCTTCTTATCGACTATAAGCGACACGGTCGTCTTGTCGCTTTCGTCATCAAGCAACTGTGTAAGCATAATGTGCACATCTGCAATCTCTTCAAGTACCGCCCTCGAGTGGCTTTCTTTGCCTGCAAGGATATCTTTTTGCAGTGCCACGATAAGCTCTGCAAGTTCCTCGATTGCCTTCGCTTTTTGATGCATGATGCCGTAATGGTTTAATATCTGCCTTGCTAAATCTTTAATCACGCTCACCACCTCACTTTAGCAACCTGTCCATTTCTTCATACTACTTTCATCCTTCTATTTATTGATTTGATGCTATCTATATCATCCAGTTCAAATATTGGCATTTTCATTTCAAGTGCCAACGTTCGTTCTTTCCTTGCTCCTTTTGATTTCTCCCAACCAGGTAGCATTACCATTACATTTGACATACCAACCAATGAATAACATAATTCCATAAATTCTTTATGTGTTCCATTTGGTAGAATGTCTTCTAGCCTCATAGGACTAACTATCACAGAACCTTTAATATGTGACCTTACTGTATTTTCAGCTCTCAAAAAATTCAAACGATAATTTTTTTCATTTGTAATAGGTCCGGATAAATATATTCTCATTCTTACTCCTTATCTATATTTGTAAAGTCGAAAGACATTTGACCTTCTACATTCTTATCCTCTATCCACCATCGGAATACAGCTTCTCCGTCTTTCCAAGCACCTGTAGTATCATCTTTACCTTTTTGCTTTCTTACTTCTAACATTTTTTCAAAAGCTTTTATATATCGCTTTCTATAAGAAGGAAAAGTAATCATATCTCTTTGTTTTTCACTTCTTTTTGCCAGAGGACATAATATGCAGCCGAATCTTTTATAACCCATATCATATAATTCATTATAAACAATATTATTCTCACGAATATAATCCCAAATATCAATATCACTCCACTCATATATTGGATTAACTATTATAGTCTTGTTTTTTCTGGCAGTAGTAACAATGGTACAGTCCCATACTTCATCTTGGTTTTTGGCATCCTTAAAAACTTCTTCAACATGTTCTTTACTAAAATATTTAGCTTTACTCATATTACCATTTCCCCATGTTGAAAATACTTCTCTATTTTGCCTTTTCCTTGATTCCGCCGCTCTTACTCCTAGAGCTATTACTCTATTTTTTTCTGTGCTTTCCTTAAATATGCTACAACAATATCTAACTAACCTAGTTGGTGGAATACCCTTTTTTACAATTAAATCAAACATATTTATAGGTTCACCTTTAAATCGTGGTAACCTTTTATATGTAGTTATACCTTGCTCCTTCAGCCTTGCAAAAACTTTGTTCACATGCTTATTCGTTTGTGGTGCATCCACAGTAGTGACGCTGTGGGATACTTCAAATTTTATCCCGGACTTCAATGCTAAATCTAATAGAACGTCACTGTCTTTACCGCCACTACAAGTGGTTTATCATAAAAATCATTTGCTATCTTTTCAGCTATCCTTAATGATTCAATCGCCTTTTCTATCTTAGAACTATTAACCAATGAAATATAACCTCATTCTTTCGCTGTCTTATTTAGCCTTGAAATGCATTTTTTTCAAATATATTTCAAGGCGTTTTAAATCTATTTACATACTGCTATATAAAATCCACCATGCTTTTTAATCACCTTATCTATCACCTCTACAGGTGTGTATGGATAAATAGTCTTTGTAGGATCTGCGTCCTCTTCTTCTATGTATGGTATAAGCAAGTCTTCTTTTTTTGTAGGATACCCCACCTCGCAAGATGTATAACATATGTCATCTCCATCAATTCTAGGATTGCTATAATAGGTTGACCCTACCTGCACAGAAAACTCAAAACCGTCTTTACACTTTACAACCGGTCTGATATCTGAGAATCCAAATTTATTTCTATATGTGCTACATAAAAAATCATTTATAGAACTATATCCTCTGTAAACTCTGACATCCTCTATCTGACCTTTGAAACAGCATCCACAAAAACTATATATACCTTTCATATTCGTGGAAACAAATGTTAGATATACTCCTTCATACCTATTTTTCTTCTCATTAAAAGCTGTCATTATCTCTCCACCTGCCTGTAAGTATCCATTTATTGCTGTTATAGGTGGCAATATATTTAAGAAATAATCATATACATCCTCACTTACATAATCTCCTCTATTACAGTAGTCTGTAAAATCTTTTCCATCTTGAAATTCTTTCCACCCATCCATAGACTTAACATCAAGTGTAACTAAACCAATAGTAATATTATTACCTTCCATATACATTCCCTTACTTATTATCTATACAGGACTGTTATATTCATTAGTGTAAACAGCCCTGTTCAATATCAATGTTACATTTCTCGCATTATGCGATACTATCTAATGCATTTATCTCCTTTACAACTACAGGCAATACTCTCTTTGCATTATCTGTAAGTTGCCTTTGCCAACTTTTATTGCTCGGAGACCACCTAAACGCATGCTTCTTTAAAATAGATCTAACCTCATCATTTGGTTTTCCATCAAAGATAAGTTGCAACCTCATAAGGTCCGTATTTTCAACAACTCTAAAAAACTCACATTCTACTTCCTTATTGCCATCAGCCTTTACTGCCTTAAGCTTTTCTATCCTTGCCTCTACTCTTTTTATATTTGCATTGTTATTTTGCAATGTAAAACTTTGGAATCCAACTCTTCCGGCGAAATCCGGCTTTCTTAGTTCTTCTATTTCATCATCCGAATACCCCATATCTCTTAAATCCTCATCACCCTCTGCAATATCCTTCTTCTTTACGGCTTTATTTACAGCCTTCATGCGTTCTTGTCTTTCCTTTAAGTCCTCCAACTTCTCTTCAAGAAGCTCAATAGCTTGTTCGTCATTTGACAAAATCGGCTGACTCATAGTTAATAGGCCTTCAATCTTTCTTGCATAGCTTTCAAGGTAATTCCATTCATTTATCAATGTCTCACGCCTTGCATTCTGCTTCTTCTTTTTTCCTACTGGAAAATTACCGGCTCCGGATATCATCACAGATGGGCAACTTGCTTCATTTCTGTAGTAGCTGTTATAATACTCTGCCAACTTCCTACTGTATCTTGCTGCCATTCCTTGTGCTCTCTCATAAAGTTTAGGCTTCTTTTCACCAATCTCCTTTACAATCTCATACACATTTCTAACTTGCTCCTGATAACTTTCAGTAGCACTCCCGGCTCTGTAACTTCTCATTGAGTTAATATCATTTGCTACTTGTGCTGTGCCTTCATTTATTGAATAAAATATTGTTTCCATCATTCCTTCTCCTTTGTTTAAACCCCTGTTATAATCACTTCCAACTCACTGTATCCAAAACACTGTACCTGGCACTTGGCTCTACTCTTACATAACATTTCTGCCTTTTGTCATATCTGTATGGATAAACAGTTCTGCAATTAGAACCCTCTCCAATTGTGCCCCTTATGAGCCTCCCATTTTCAACATAGAATGATAGGCCTTCTTCCTTTGCATCATGCCAACCATCTCTATATATGTTTCTATCCATCTTTACCCTCCTTAATATGATTTGTTTTTTATTACACTGCATACGATAACATAACCTATATTCGTGTCAAGTATTTTCCAATTTATTTATTGGAATTTTCTTAATTATTGGTGGCAAAAAATGCAGGCTATAAAATCGTAACCTGCATTAAAATACAAACCTTATGCAGCAATAATTATCTATCTATATTGCTAACAGTTGCACCTACCTCTAAACCTACAACCCTTTTATATGACATTTCATATTCACCATTATATTTACGCAGCTCCCATCCAGGTAGTCCTTCACCTTCAAGGCTCACATATCCATCACCACTTGAATAAACTCTAATAGATCCAATAACTCCATTTTTTCTGGCGACTTCAAATAATTGCTCTAAAACCGGAATTACCTCCATACTAAAAGCTTTCATCTGCTCTTCTGAAAATCTAACATCTGACATTTTTATATCCTCCTAATATTTACTAAGGCTTTCATTAGCCTATATTTACTATCCTTCCTTCACTGTCGAACCATATATTCATATCATTGCAATGCATTTCTATTGTATCTTCAGGACACTCATCACATTCCACATCTATACCAGTAAGTCCTATTATTAAACCTCTAACATTCTCCCTGGCATTATCCTTAACCTTCAGTGAACGCTCTCCAAATATTGCCCCGTCTGCATTCCTGCATATCTCATCCCATGTCATATATCACCTATGTTCACATATTTCCTCAATGCTTTTAACAGTTCCATTTACTAACCTCCATAATCTAATATATTTATTACCCATAGCCCTTGCTTCAGTTTTTGACTTGCATTCAACAAGTATCGGCTGATTACAACCGCTCTCGCTATCATATATGTACACATTGTATTTTTTCATTAGACAACCTTTACTATCTTCCTATCTCATATTTCCTTCAATCAATTCATAATTAGCAACTTCCTTTTCTGAAAGTGGCTCTGAATACTCAACATATCCCCAAACTTCTCTACCGACCTCTTCCATGTATGTTCTACTATCAAAGTTGTTAATATCTTTTAATTTCCTCATAGGAACCGTACCAGGCATTGCCGGTCTAAGTGTTAACCAATATTTATATCTCATACTAAAGTTCCCTCTCTTAATTATGATTTTTTACTTCTATTACTTCTAATACTTTATATTTGATTTTTCTAACTCCAGTCTTTTCATACTTTGCAACCCTAGTAGTAGGGTCACCAATTATAGGATGGTCTAAAAGGCTCTTAGCTTCGTCAAGGTCTTTTGTTTCTATCAAGCAAACCCATCTATCAATCCTTGGTTCAAAGTACTCGCATCTATAACCTATCCACTTTTTAACTTCCTTTTTAGGAACAATATTTGCCTCTTTTATACCATGCTTTCTCATCCACATCTTATCCTCTATATCTATATATTCTTTGAGAGATATGTTGTATGTATTTGCCAACTGTGTCTTTACCTCATCAAGGTATGCTAAAAATTTATCTTGTATTTCTTTATAAAAGGCAATACCTAGCTTATCTACCTCTGCATCCCACTGAGCTTCCAACTCATTAACCTTATCAAATAAAACTTTTCTTTCTTTTCTCATCTTGCTCATCTCCATGAATTAAATTTGTTTTTATTACGCCGCGTACGCTAACATAACTAACTGGCATGTCAAGTATTTTTTTGATTATTTTTTGGAATTTTCGTAATTATCAAGTTGAAAACTATATCTTATCTTTTGTGAAAACATGTATCATATATTATAGTTCCAATTTCAATATCCACACATTCTTTATATTACCGGCATTTCAACCATTATTTTTAAAGCCTCTTCTAAGATGTCCTTCTTATCTTTCCACTTTGTACACTCTTCAACATTATTAGGACTCGTTACTAATAGCCCCATGCTACAATAGTTTATAGACTTGTTAATATATGCTAAAGTATTCTCTCTTTGTTTACGCTTATCCTTTATATTCATTTTTCTACTCTCCATTCCATCTTAGACACGCTCTTTAAATTAAAAACACGCACTGCTAAAAAGCTTTGTTTAAAATCCTCTCAACATCTTCTCTTTTATTTGACAACATCATTCTTGCTGTTACCTTATCTATATGTCCACCTGTAATGATTACTATCGCATTCGCTATTCTGTCACTTAACTCATACACTTCTCTGTATAACATATCTGCCTCTGCCTCATATCCGGCAGCTTTTTCAAAGTCCTGATGTTCTTCATCCATCCAGTATTCAGACATGTTCTCTTTTTCATCCATTTCTTTCTCAATCCCTTTAAGCCTCTTCAGCATATCTTTTATTTGCATACTATAACCTCCTGTTAACATTTATGATTGTTTCAATCTATTCTTACTTTACTCTTTTCCTTGTCTTAGGTGACTTCTTTGCTTCCCAGCACCAATCAATGTGTTCCATAATTTTCTGACATGCTATCTTCTCTATTTCCTCACTTGTCATACCGTCTTCAACTTCAAACTCTACTGCTATGTTCTTTCCTACGATATCTTCTAATACGTTTGCTACTACCTTCATTGCATAACTCCTTTGTTTTTTATGTTTTTATGTTTATGTTTTTTATTACGCCGCGTACGCTAACATAACCAGCTGTCATGTCAATAGTTTTTTTATTATTTTTTTGGAATTTACCAAAAAATAAAATTCACTTTAAAATGTCTCATATCACATTTTAAATGCTTATGTGTATATTTATTGGATTATTCCAAAACAAACGCTACCTGTGGCTATACGCTTTAAATACGGCCATGTAAATTTATATCTGTATATAGTTGTTTAATTAAACTAAACTTTTGAGTATCTAGGTCATTTTGCATTTGAACCGGAACAAATCTGAGTTATCTGGGTCATTCGGGTCAAAACCAGGGTCAAAACAGTCAAAATCGGGTCAAATTTGGGTCAAAAGTCGGGTCATTTGGGTCAATGTATTAGATGTTCAATTTAATTTGATATAATTATATTTGTTGCTTCTATTGCCATGAAATGTAGTAAATATAAGAGTTTGGGGCTATTTCATCAAAAATGTTTTGTTAGGTTTCATGTTAGATTTCTTACAAGAAATCTTGTTAGGTTTCTTTACCAGAGATTAGAGATTAGATATTAGATAATAGATATAATATATATGGTCATTTAATCGTAATTTTTGCAATAAAAAAGAGCCTCCCATATATTCATAGGAGGCGGTTCCACATAAAACTCTTAAATAAAAGTTTGCTCTTATTTTAATCAATATCGCATTTAATGTTATTTGATATAGATTTAGTTGAATATTTAATTTAAAAGCCTGCCTGTAGCTATAGATTGATTGTACGGCATATATCTACTGTATTCATTCTTAAATTTGATTGCTGTTAGCTTTTTCTGACTCATTTCTTAAAACGTCTATTGCTCTAGCAATTATACCAGGAACTGGGATTCCCATTAATCCGGCATTTTCGATTATAGAAATACTTTCATTTGCTACGAATGCGATTATAACTGCGTCTTTTATATATGTTGTATGCATAATTATGTCGAGTCTTACTGCCACAAGTACAATCATTAGTGCAACACCTTTTCGGCATAGTCCCTTGAATCCTGCACGTGATTCCAAAGCACCATTCTCTGACTTCTTGCTCTTCTTAAAAATACCTGCGACAATCAAACCAGTTACATAATCCAACGCCATGAAAACAATAAGAGTGATAAGTGCATCACTCCATCCCCCAAAGACCATTGCTACAAATCCTCCTACTGCACCTACTAATGAATATAATATATTTGCTCTCATTTTAACCTTCCTTTCTAATCATTCCTACTCTGCTAAATCGTACTTATCTAAATCTGGGGTAGAAGTATCATACTCTTTTTGATATTTTCCCTCTGAATCAACCCAATAATACAGATCCTTACCATCAGCTTTTACATATGCATTGATTGCCATAACCCCTGATTTCGTAAGATAAAAAGACATTCCATCTACATCCACCCATTGACCACTGAGCATAGCTCCATCCAGCGAATTCATATAATACCAGTCATCCCCTTGCTTAAACCAGCCCTTAATCATAGAGCCTTTTTGGTCGAATACATACCACCTGCCGTCGATGTATGCCCATCTGCCTGCTATGCGACTGTATGGTGTGTCGGCATACCACCACTGGCCATCTTTGCCCACATTCCAGCCAAGAGAGTATTCTACCTGTGCAGGTCTGCTCTTCTCCGCTTTCTTGCCATCCTGTAAAGCTATGGCTGTATGATGAAATTCATATAAAAGTATATCTCCGCGCTTTAAGTACTCATCCGATAGCAAGTACTTAGGAGATGATAGCAGTTCAAATTCACCTGTCCTAAGCAATGCCGCCGCCTCATTTCCTGTATAGATATCGCCCGATACCTTTATGCCTGCT